TGACTTAAAACTACCCAATATTACTTTTTAGGATGATTTGGTTCGTATGGTGCAATCTTAGACTTAATGCGACCATCTTTATATAGTCTAACAATCCAACCATCTTTGATCTGAATAGGATTAAACACTGCTGCTTTTTTCTTTGGCATTACTTTGCCACCTTAAATGGAGAGTCAATCCAACTATCTGACTTAGCAACTGGAATACAATTTGGAACTGGCTTGCCATCTGCACCAGGCTTCATGCCTCTTTGTACATAGCCATCCCAGCAAGGAGCAGCCTTGCCCATCTGTGCATCATACATGGCCATAGCAACTTCTGAATCTTCAGGCTCAACCATTAGTGGTGGGATCTGTACATACATAGACATTGCACATGCAGTGTATAGTCTTGTTGCTTCCCATAATCCGCTTTCTTCTTGTTCAAATAATTGAATCATTACCGCAGGATTTTCTGCCGATGCTTCCATGTAATACTCTGTACCAGGGTTTCCAAGGGCACCTTCATACATGACATGAACAACCTGTCCTATGTGGGTATCTCCTTCTCCACCGTGTGAGGTCATTGCAAAGTCGCCTTCTTTTAGCATATAATAATTATACCATGTCTTAGAACTAACCCTGAGTAATCTCTGGGTCGTCAGAAAATGCTATGCTTGCTGAATGCCTTGGGCACATTGACTCAACGCTATGGACTACACCCTTTGGTATATACGCTGCATCTCCTTCACTTAACAATACTTCATAGTTTATTTCTTTATTGTCGTGAAAAATCTTCCATAGACTTTGCCCACTACCCTGAATAAATAATCTGTCTTGTTGGTCTGAGTGAACTGCGGGATCCCAAAACTCAGTACCCCATCCGTCTACACCATTATCATGTATTGTAAGTTCTTGTGGAGTCTTTTTGGGGTTGTCTGTATTAAATTTTGAAAAAAGGCTAGACAGATTATTGTCTGTCATTGCATTATTGTTTCTGTTTATAAAATGAATAATCATCATTGAAAAAAGTACATGCCCCTTATGAGATAAAGAAATATCTGAGACTGCTTTTTTGTAATACTCTAAAACCCTTGCATCATTTTCAATAACCATCGTGCCAAAGGAGTTGTAGACTATTGTTTCAGTTTCTTTTGCACGATCATAAAAATCGTCTATATCTTTCCAAGAAGGAAAATCTTTGTAGAAATTTTTTACAACATGCAGCCTTCTTTCTTTTGTGGCTGATATTAGGTCTTCTTTTGTCATTAAGGTCATATAAAATTATAGCACATAACTAGCCAGTTAGTCGGTTATAAGTTCTGATCCTGTGACAATTAGCGCAAACCACCTCACACTTTTCAATTTCTTTCTTGATAGCCTTCCACGAAAAACCATCGTGGATCATCCTTGATATATTGTACTTTTTGTCTCTTATGTGATCAAAATCTAAGATAATGTGATTACTTATACCACAGTCTACGCAGCCAGAATCTTCTTTTATCTTAGCAAGCATCTTCTTATACTGCTGCTTATTATAATGGTCCAACTCTTTGTCAGTCATTGCTTCTATTATACCCTGCAATATTAAGGCCCCACACAGGCAATTCACCTGACTTGCGCCACGGTCTCTATCCAATGGGTAACTAATCCATCACTAAGGTCCTGTGTGGGACAACTATATTGTAACATAACAATGGAGCAGTTTATAGACTTGCTCAGGTCTCCCAGGGTGCGACCCTGGCTTATCCGTACTCAGCAATAAGGTTGCTAAAAGCAACTGCATGTATCATGACGGAATGTTATCCATTATACTACTGAATTTCAATAGTCTTTGGAAGTTTGTCTTCTGGGATCTGCTTTTCAAGTTTGACATCTAAGATACCATCTTTAAATTCAGCCCCAATAACTTCAACGAACTCAGGAAGGGTAAAGATATCTGTGAACTTGCGAGCAGCAATTCCCTTGTGTAGATACTCTGCACCCTCTGGTAACTCAGCATCCTGCTTTTCGCCCTTGATTGTAAGTTTGCGATTGTCTAGCGATACTGAGACATCATCCTTAGAAAATCCAGCCAAAGCAAATGAAAGAATATACTCTGTGTCATTTAATTTGATTTGATTATAAGGTGGATAGTTTGTTGTTGTTGTAACCTTCTGAAAATTTGAGAAGGTGTTGAAGAATGGATCATTAAAAAGATCCAGTGCTGTTTTTACCATGTTATTCCCCTTTCAAGCGAATAATTTAATTCCCCCCTTACGGGCAGGTATTAATATTATAGCACAGGTTCATCAGAAAAGGCTATACTTATTGAGTGTCTTGGACCTACAGACTCAACACTGTGCCTTACACCTTTTGGAATATATGCTAGGTCACCTGGGTTTAAGATAATTGCATCAATCAAGTTTTCCGAATCATCAAAAAGTCTCCATAGGCTTTGACCACCGCCCTGAACAAAGAACCTATTCTCTCTGTCAAAATGCACTTTAGGATTCCAAAAATCTCCATCTATACCATGATCTTTAATAGTAATGCTATCTGGAATTTTTTTAGGGTTGTTTTCACAAAACCTATTAAATAAACTCAAACAGTCTGGATCACTAATAATATTATTATTTCTATTTATAAAATGCACTATGATCATTCCAAAAAGAGGGTACCCCTTATAAACTCTATTAATTCTATCTAGCACATCCTTATAATGGTTAAATATAATTTCTTTTTCTTGTGCCTGAAATGATCCAAAAGACATATAGACTATCTTTTTATCTAAATCGTATACATCTCCTATGTCTGACCAGGAAGGTGTTTTTGTAAGAAAATTTCTTGATACGTAAATCTTTTTTTCCTCTGTTGCTAAGGATATGTCATTCCTTGTGATTGTCGTCATTCCTAAATTATAGCATATTTGCCCATATGGTATAATTAAAATATGAATAGTAATAAGTCAATAAGAGGACCATTAGAGTACAATCAAGAAAAAGAATATGAATACCACGAGATTGAATTGGCAAGGCACATATCGCAAAATCAATTAAATGGTGCAAGAATATTTACATCAAAAGAAGAATACGCAAAAACTTTAAATAAAAATATAGAATACTTAGAGGTAGGTGTTGGCTGGGGTAATTCTGCTAACATTTTTATAAGTGAAACAAATGCTAAAAGTGCAGATCTTTTAGATTGGTATAATAATGCTCCTGGAGTTTTACATCCAGGTGGCAGTGGTCCAGAAGATGAATCAATAACACACGAAGAGCATATAAAAAATAAGTTTTCTAAGTACCCAAATGTAAATACAATAAAAGGTGATGGCATACACATATTGCCTATTTTAAATAAAAGTTATGATCTTATTCTTTTAGATATAGGAAGAGAGAGACTCATGACAAGAAAACTTATATCAGATTCAGCAAAACTAACTAACATTAATGGCATCATAGGTCTAACTTCTTATACAAATTATGACAGTCTAATGTATGAGGGTCATGTAGGTATATACCAAAGTGTTAATGAATTTTTATACTTTAACAAAAACTGGTCTGTTGATGCTTTAGTCCTACACGATCTTTGCTTTCATGATATATATATTAAAAGAAACTCGTAATGAAATAGAAAAGCAGGCCTGCTAAATAACAAGCCTGCCAGTCTATAGCAAAATTACTTTACTTGGCTATTTGTTCTTCCGCCACCTGATGACTTCTTTACAGGAGCCTTCTTTGCGGTCTTCTTAACAACCTTTGCAGACTTAACTGCCTTATCAACCTCTTCAACCGATGGCATTCTTCCGAATGCTGTGTCTGAAGGGTTGGCTGCTCTCAATACTACTGGCACAAGTGCACCAAGTAATGAGTATGCTAGTGTCTGTGGATCTGTTACTCCAGATGCATACAACGCTGTTGCTGCACCAAGAACTGATCTTCCGTATGACGCTAGTACTGCTTTGATTTGTTCGTTCATTTTTTCCTCCTAGGATATTACTTTGTTAGTTCTGTATAATGATTTATACAGACATCTCTAATTTGTGTTTCGGTTGCATATAGTTTTTCTGCTTCAAGTTTACACGATAATACATGGCAAGAATAAAAAGCATTGTTTGCAAGTTCTTCGTATGACTTGAAAATTATCATCTGGTTAGGCCCAATAGTGGTCTGTCAATTTTGGATCCACGATACTTAAACCACCTGGTGGCAGAATACCTTTCTTTTTCAGTATTCTCAAGCACTTCATGCCAATAGTCTGAATTGCTAGGAAATGTAACAAAACTGTTAGACTTAGGCTTAATCTTTAGATTATGGTCCATAAAGTTGATCTCTCCGCCTTCGTAGTCATCATTTATGTAGTATATTACTGCAAAGTCTCCTGTTGTATCTGCATGTTCGTGCATGCTGTAATTTTTTTCAAACCTAATTAAAGGAGTTATTTGATTTTCAAAAGGATACAGGTCTGCATTATAAAAATCTAGACATTGTTGATATGCAGTTATAAAGATTTTATCTAAAATTTTACCAATTTCTTTTGGCATCTCTTGTGGTGTAATAAATTTGACTCCCCACGGCTGAGTACGCCAATGATCAGCGCTTTCTACATAGTTGAGGAGTTCTTTATGCTCGTCATCAGATAAAACATTTTCTGTGATTCGTATATTTTCTACAGAATTTCCTAAATTAAAGTTTGTCATGTGTTAATTATACCATTCTCCCTGTTTATTAAAAGTAGAGCCAGTGAACTGAAACCACATAGCAGAACTGTATCTGTTGTTGTCAATGATTTCACGGACTCCATGCAAATAATTTTCATTACCAGGGAAAATAATTAAACTGTTGGGCTTTGGCTTAATCTCTAATCCATGATCTGGGAAGTAAATCTCTCCACCAGTGTAGTCATCGTTAATATAATAAACTGATGCGATATGGTTTATTTCTGATGACAGTGTGTCTATGTGTGGGACCAGATAAAAGCCTTTTACAAATTTAACTATATGCGTCCTCGGTTCACGGTGTGGATTGATGGCTACATCATAAAGATCTGTAGACCTTTTATAAACAATTTCAAATGCTTTACCTAGTATCTCCAAAATTTCTTTTGGCAAATTTTGTGACTCAATAGTTTGAGCCTCCCAAGGTTGTTTTGTCCAAGATTCAGCATTTTTTG